ATACAACCCTCCCTGCGAATACGTTGTCTCCGTTGCACGTCGGACGGCTGACGCGGCTGCCTGATCTGCAAGCTTCGCAGCGGCGTTCCAATCTATCGATTTTGCGCCGTATTTGTCACGCCCCCCCACTTTCGCGCGTTTGGCGTTCCGTGTTGCCAATAGCCCGAGAGGCTTGCGCTTCTTGGCGTATTGAGGCATTTTAGCGATTGGCTGAAGCAACTCGGTGAGATAGATTTGCGCGTCGACCCGTGTCCGGTGACTCTTAAAATATTTGTTGAGGTAAGATCGTGCGTATCGCTCTGACCAGTACAGTCCAAGTGGGTCCGGACCTTCTCGGATCAGGTCACGTACTTGTCGGACAGTCGTTACTAGGTCCATAAAAGACTTTATGGAGGGTGGAGGGAGGGGGGAATCGGCTCCTTATATATAGAGCCTCAACTCCCACCTCCCACAAAAAACCGTATAACATTAAGAAAACGGTTTTTTGCTCCCACCCCACCAGCCACACAACAAAGATGTCCCAGCCACAATTCCCATTGGCCTGTGAACGTTGTGATTACATCAATACTTTGTCGGAACAATGCAAACATTATTCGATTTGGGGGACGATTGCACCGACCCCTACGAGTCCGTCGGAGAATATGACCGCGACGACACCTTCATTGACGACAGCGACCACTCCGAATACTCGGTCGTTCAACATCGTTTGGACCGACGACGACGACTCGGAAAAAGAAAACGTTCCACCCCACGCGCGTCCGTGGAAGCTGAACTCTTTGTCGGGGCAACCCCAACACTTTCGCAACGCGAACCAGATACGCGACTGGTACAACCAATCTCCGACGGATCTAGCGATGGAGCGAAAGAACCGTGTGAAATTCCAGGTGTCACCAAGCCCGGGGGCAGACTCGGCAAACCTGGCTCCTTTCGTTGTAAGAACCAGCGAATTCTCCTCACGTATCCTCAGACCGGCACATCCTGGGATGCTAAACCACTTATTGAAGCTCTTGGTGGACTGGGAGCCACATTCCGGCTTGGCCGAGAGTTTCACAAAGATGGAGGCATTCATTACCACTGCTACGTGGACTTCGGCAGACCATTTGAATTCGAGAACTGCCACAAATTCTGTTTCGGTGGACCAGCAAGCCCAAAATGCCCTCGAGGAGGTCATTGCAACATACTCGTCATTCGGAGAACGCCTCATCACGCTTGGGACTATGCCGGAAAGGACGGCGACATCGTGGCAGAGAACTGCCCTCGACCTCTTGTTGTCAAAGGCCAAAGCGAAAGAAAGGCAGAGTGGACACACTGCCTCGATGCTACAGACTATGACGACTTTTATGCGCGTATCAAGGAGACTGATCCGGCTGCTCTATGCAAATCCTCCCAGTCCATTGAGCATTGCGCGAAGCGGCTATTTCGTACACGCAAACCGTCAACCTATGTCGGAGTTACAGACCTCCGATTCCTTTGGAAATCCTTCCCAACTGTCGCCCAATGGATATTACGAGTTCTACCGAACGGAGCGGAAAGGATTAGACGCCTCGCCCCTGACTTCTCAGACCTCGACGAAGAGAGATTACGACATGATATCCCAAGACACCTCATCGGAGGTCGAAGACCTTCCTTGATACTTTGGGGTGAATCGTTGCACGGCAAAACGGATTTCGCGCGTGCATTGGGTGAACATGTTCACTTTGGTAACGACTTTTCACTTTCTGAATTGATATTGAAAGGTGTAGAGAACATTGAATATGGAGTATTGGACGATCTTGATTGGACTGATGCTATCCTTAAAGGAAACAAATACAAGGCGTGGCTTGGTGCTCAAGAGCATTTCATTTGTACGGACAAGTTCTTGCGTAAGGAATCAATAACTTGGGGAAAACCTTGTATTTTCCTATCTAACGATGACCCCACCGTCATGCTCAAGCCTTCGGATTACCGGTGGATACAAAAAAACTGTTGGGTTGTTGAAGTTCCCGAGGGGAAACCTATAGCTAGACGCCCTGATAATTACAGCATATGATTATGCATCTTTGAACGAGAGCTCAAATGTGCAACACATTACGTCGGAACCGATGATTGTATCACCGGGTCCCTCCCTCCAAATGATAAAATAATAGTCGCCCCCCTTAATATTGGTAATTGCGGTGGGGCTAGGATAGTCCCAATTAGCATCTTTAATTGGGACATATCCCTGCGAGAATTTAACCTGCTGCGGAACAGCGGTTGCTCCTGGTGCCTGCACCGTGTTCGCGTTCTCAAGGTTTAACACAGGGCGCATGGTCCAAGTTCCAGTTTTGACCTTGTTCCACTCCTGGTAGTTCCACCTGGTGATTGAACTGTAATCACCGTTGGGAAGAGTTCCATTAGGACCCAAGGACGCAATAGGTCCTTGCACCCAAGGAACGAACAATGCCATGGCATTTGTTTGTGTGATGAAAGGTTGCGTGGGGTTATTCGTAACGGTAAGACCTTTGTTCCGAACCAAAGCCCAATGATACACCGCACCCTGCAAAGTAGCCAAACTCTGCGTGTGGGCTATGCTGAACCTAAACCCGACCGGGTTAATGCGCTGACCCTTCCGATACCCAGGAGTTGCCGTGTTCCCGACCTGTGCCATGGGAGACAAAGGCCACACCATCACCTGGTTCGTGGCATTCTGCCTAGTATTGGTAGTCGAGGCGACATACGCTGCGCTTTGGTTCAAACCGGACATATTGTAACCGGTTTGGTTAAAAGTTGTGTTGAAAGTATTCAAATACAACCCTCCCTGCGAATACGTTGTCTCCGTTGCACGTCGGACGGCTGACGCGGCTGCCTGATCTGCAAGCTTCGCAGCGGCGTTCCAATCTATCGATTTTGCGCCGTATTTGTCACGCCCCCCC